GTCAGTTCTTTTCCGAGCATCGTGCCGACCGCTTCGAGCGTCAGCCCTTTGTTCTTCCACTTCAGGCCTGCCCAATACAACGAACGCATGATACTGAAGCCCATATTTTCCTCGCGCAATAATCCGAAAAACCCTTTGCCATACTTGTCTTCCATGTCGGCAACCGCGTTGTAATCGAATTTCAAAATGTGTTCTTTGCCGTCGATTGTGACGGCCACCGTCGGACGTTCCGCACCCATATATTCAATCCCCTTTGCTTTGTTTGGTTAATAAATTAAACGATATCAGTCAAAAACCCCGTGCCTTGGAACTCCATCGAATACGTCGCGCTGTCATCGTAAGGCGCTTCCGTGTCAAGCGAACTAACAAGCGCGATACCTTCCTGCGTAAACGTGCCAGCTTCCTTCATGCGGACTTTAACCTTGATACGCTGACGCATAGCCTTCTTCAGCATTTGGAAGACTAAGTCATTCGGGACATAAATACCGTCGCCGCTGATTGACCAACCGTACAGGCCGTATTCGTATTCGTAGGAGCCAGCGCCGCCGTCCTTCGTGGTTACGTCGAGGGCTTCGCTTGATTCGCTCAATGTAGCATTACGCTGTCCGCCTGCCGCTTCCCATACCGGGGCTTCTTCCGTGCCCGTATTTACAAAAACCAAGATGTCCACACCGCGCATTCAATTCACTCTCCCTCTCTCGAATAGCCTTTATTAGTTGTTGTCGTCAAACGTGATTGCGCCGACCGTTACCGTTGTTACTGCGCTGTAGGTTACATTCACGATGTCGACCGCGTTGTTAAAGCGTGCTTTGTTGAATGGCCCGATCAATCTTTCTTCCGATGCCGGGACGGATACCGCGATGTCGACGTCAGTGCCATAGTTCGAAAGCACGATGGAATCAATCGTTACCGTTACTGCCGAACCCCCGCCGTTCTTGACGTAAAGATAGGTGTTGCCGTTGTTCTTGAACGTGTCGCCGCCAGCCGCCGCCGCCACATATGCAGGCTTGAGCCCTGTCAAAGAAACTTTCTGTACCGCTAATTCTGCCATTCAAATTACCCCTCTCATTGTTTGATATACACCCTAAACCGCACAATTCCATGATAGAACATGCCATCTTTGAACACTTCGACGAACTCGCGAACCATGCGCGAGACTTCATAATTGTTCATTTCAAGCCTTCTTTCAAGGGCCTGTCCGATCAAGTCGATAATGACCTTGCATTCCTTTTTCCCCGGGTACTGTGACCAAACGTGCATTGTGGCTGTGATGTCCTCGGCATAAAAGGTCTTTGTGGAATCGTCGTTCGATGTGTCGTCGCCTATTTCGATGTATGGATAAACGGCGTCTTCTTTCACAAAGTCATAAACGCCTGTTACATTGGACATTAATTCTTCGGATGCTTCGAGGCAGGATTTGATCGCAACTTGCAACTCCCACAGAGCCGTTTTCATACGCCCTTGATTCTCCTTACGCGGGCGATGAAAGCAGGGCGTTCTTCCTCTGAGGCACTAAACAGAAACGGCCTGCCTGCCATCCCTGCCCGTTGCCCGTAGCTGTATTCACTTGGAGGGTTTAAGTTCGAGGAACTTCCGCGCCGCCCCGTACCCCAATGGACGAACTTCGCATATTTGACGTTCGTCCCTACTCTAGCATTCAGGCCGTCAGCCGCGAACTCCATATTGATTGAGGCACGCAACCGCCCGGTATCAACCGGACACTTTATCTTTGCCACTCGCTGTATGTTAATGGCCGTTATTTGCACGGCCTTTTTCAGTTCATTCTGGACGTCTTGGCTATAAGCCCGGATGTCGCCAATCACGCCGCGCATATCGAGGTTGACCTTGATTGCCATTTTTACCACTCCCCGGTACTGCAACCAATTTCAATATAATTCTTTTTGCCAGATAATTCAATGACATAGTCAATCTTGAGGGCTTTTCCTTCGACCAAGAACCGCCCCTCTGTCTTGATAATGTCATTCCAACGAGTGACATAAGCGAAGCGCTTCTTCAGCACGGCCTTGCCCGAATCGCTGTTCAAGTCGCTTGATGCAAACTTGCTTTGGACTTCTGAGGCGAAGAAGCCGAACAAGGTTGTCCATTGCCTGCTTGCAATGCCGCCGCCGCCATCATCGACCGTCATTTCTCGTTGGTATTCAACCCATTTATCCATCTTGCCTATCTCGGGCACGCCCGCACCCCCTTATAAAAACATAGGGACATAATAATTTCTGACGGTCTTTTTGATTTGCTCGGGGAATGCGGCGGACACGTCGCCCCGGTGTTCATACAGGAAGGCGATAAGCTGTAATAATCCAAGCTTGATCGGCCCCGGAACCGCGCTCGCATCAGCGCCATAGCCGCAAACGTAAACGACGGAAAGGGCGGAAAACCCTCTGCCATGCGGCCACTCGCTCTCACGGTTATTCAACCAAGTGAAGTATTTCAACTGGTTTCCGTGTTGCGTGTATAGGGATTCATCGACCGTTTCCGTCGTCTTGTCGTATTGCGTCACTGTGACCGAAGTGATTGAGGCAACCGGGGAACGTTGCAAGCGGATAACCGATTCGCCGCCATCGAATGTTTCCTGTACGGTCTGCGTAATAAAAGCCCGGTTCAATTCAGCTTCCAACATCTCGCGGGCGGCCTTGATGTACATGTCGATCAAAGCGTCCTCTTGTGTGTAAGCAATTTTGAGATAGGCCTTTACTTCCTCGGACGTAACGGGCTCGACGGCAGGCGGCGTTATTACCTGCACGTACATACGGTTACTCCCCTTTCTTCTTCTCGGTCACGGGCTTTAATTTCTTGTTCGCCTCAGGGCCGTCTGTCGTGGCTTCTGCGGGTTTCTGATCTTCGCCGCTGTCTTTACCCTCGCCGTCCTCTTGCGGGGCAACGTCGCCCGATTCTGCTCGTTTGGCGTCGCTTTTCTCGTCAAGGCTCACCGCGTAGTCGCCTTTGACGAAAAGAACGCCCAACTCGGAGGGCACGCTGTATTCTTCACCCTCCGAGTAGGTGTTCACTGTTACACCGTCAGGGCTACCCTTGACGGTTTGAGTCATCTTGATATTCATTACGGATAGCTAATTGGCAGATGACGAGCCCCGCCAAGAACTTCCGTTACGGATACGACACTCGCGGCTGTGCCGATTGCTACGCGGACGCGGTAGAACCGTTTTGTGGGCTTCGTGATGTTCAAGCGGTCGGAGAACACGGCTGTCTTTGCCGTAATCGCTACAGGCTCGCCAGTCTCAGCAGTTGTGGCGTCAACCCAAGTCGAGCCATCGTTGCTGTACTGTACTTTTGCGTTGATCGTGCCGGACGCGCCGACCGTTCCACAGGAAATGAGGTACGATACGTTCGAGAACCCCGCGAGGTCAGTTGCCGTGCCGTCAGCGTTTCCTACCGCTTGCGAAGCGGCCGCAATGTGCTGAGAGATTTTGATATTAGACTTAATATCGTGCATTGGCATTTGTTTTCACCCTTTCTCATTTGTGTGGATAACTTTGTGTATAACTTAGGCCGCCATTTAGACGGCCCGGTCATTAGGTGCTGATTTTGATCGGAACAAACGCCTCGTCCATTTGGACTTGTCCGCCGACACGCTTCGTCACGAGGAATCCAGTCATCCGGTACTCAGCGTAACGCTCCATCAGACGTTGAACGCTCATGCCCTTGCGGTCACGGATTTTGTAACCGCGACGGAAGTCACCGAACAGAATCGGGAAGCTGTTTGCCGCGATGTCAGGCATTCCCTCGGGATTGATGATGCGGTATCCGTGCAAAGTAGCAGGAGCGCCCGCTTGAACCGGAGGTTGCCACAGGTATTGACCAGTTGTGTCCTTGATCTTGCGGACGGTCGCTTCAGTCAAGCTATTGAACGCCCACACACCGTTCCGGCGGTATGTTTTCTTCAAGCTGTAAAGCGCGTCGATCAAAACATCAAGGCCGTTGTTGTTGGCGTCAGTCAGAGCCGCCGCTACTTTGGAGTTCTTAGCGCGGGCTTGTACTTTCTTGTTGGACAGGATACCTTCAGGCTTCAGGACGCCGTCGCCGATAACGAAAGCGTCGTCCTCGGCCTTCGCGATATCTTCGCCAAACAATGCCGTTATTTCACCAAAGATGTCAGCCGCCGCGTCCTCAAGCGTGTTGTTCGGAACAAGAACAAGCGCCGTGATTTCGTTGATCGGCATATCTTCGAGGCCAGCTTTCAGGTCTTGCGGGTCAACCGCGATACCCTCGGAGCCCCATGCGATTGTTGCGCGTTGCGTGATCTTGCCGCCCTGTACGCGGTCGCGGGAAGTCGTGCCGACGTTTGCTACGCCGCGAATTTCCGCCTCGTCTTGAGCGATTTTCAGGATGCCGGACT